CATTTGCAAACTTTCCGTCTAATGGCGCGGTTTTGCCGTGTAAGTCCTCATGTGATTCGCGGACACGATCGTCTTTCGAACTGATCCACTCTTTCATAGTGACGACCCCGCTTTGCTTTGCACTTTCTACGCTGGCAAAGTTAGACGCTCCGACGACTTCTGTTCGTGCGATCCTGTAAGCGCGATATCGTGAAAAGTCTTGATATTTTTCTTTGATCCCTTTTGCGATGTCGTCAAGCGATCCGTCTTCTGCTCTGATATCGTGAATTACTTTCTTGACCGCTTTCTTAGTTGTCTTCGAAACGTTCTTTATCTTGTCGCCCACTGTTCGTTTTATATAACGTTGAATGAGTTGTGCGAACGGATTAAAATAATCGCCCGCGTCTTTAGTTTCAAACGATCGATACGATTTTAGATTGTCAAATGTTTCTGCGCCCACTTCTTCGACGATCGTTTGCCATGTCTTTTCTAACCAACTGATCCAAGCCTTTTCGTTTTTATCGATGTGTGCAAGTGCTTCGTCGATCTTTCCTTGCTTCACAAGATTGGCAACGGTCAAGCCTTCACTTTTAAATAGCTGGCTTGCTTTTCTTGTACTGGCTAGATACCACATAGCGCGTCGACGCTCGACCGCCTTAAAATAAAACTCTTTGTGTTCATCGCTTTTTAAATTGATCCCTTTTGTGTGTTCCGCAATAACCCCGCTTGACTTGAATAAACGCTTTGCTGGCGCTTCTTCTTCGTCGCCTGTAGGTGTTCCGCTATCGTCGTTTTCGTCGTCTGTTTGATCTGTTTCATCGGTCTGATCTTCTTCGTTTGCTGGTGGCGGATCGTCCACGGCTGGCGCTTCTTCTGTCGCTGGCTCGTCCATCATATCCGCTGGTACAAGGCTAGTCGCTAAATAGCCAACGTCGCCCCCTTCTATATCATCAAAACCAAGTTCTAAACGCTGATTAATGTCATTGAATGGAACACCCATCGACCATAACGTTTTTGCATTGTTTAATTTGTCTGTTAGATTTGTTTGGATCGCTTCGACGTTTGAAACATCATAGTCAAGTTCAATTACTCCACCGAATTCATGAGCAAGCGCCCCGTTTAAACAGCTTTTAATATCTTCTAGATAAGGAATGATCGTATCTAACCAAAAGATTTTTCTTGCTGTTTCAATGTTCGCAAGTGTCGCGTCGTCATAGACTCCGACGATCGGTGGCGGGACTTGAAAGATTGAACATATTTCGGATCGTGTGAAGCGTCGTGATTCGATAAAATCCATTTCGGCAGGTGATAAAGACATTTGTGTCCATTGTGCGCCCGCTCCTAAAATCCACGGTGTGCGCCCGTTCTCCATACCTTGATGTTGTTCGCGTACCATTGCGCGGGCTTCCTCCCACTGATCGCGTGTCAATGTCTGATCGAACGAAAAAATCCCGTCGGTGATCGCTCTATTTTGTAAGCTGACTTTGTTCCATGTCACCGCTTCGACGTCGGTGTCAATTACTTTCGCCCCTGCTTGCATTGGACTCATTCCTACATACGGATTCGACGGATCAATGAACATGTTATGAATTATGTCGTTCGGTTTGATCTGTTGCTTGATCTCGCCCGCTTCATAAAGATAATGGTCAATGAATTTCGTGCGGTGTGGGACGACTTTCATCGCGTCTGTAGGTAAAGCCCATAATTCCGCAACTGTTCCGCCCGCTCTGACTTTTGTAAAATAACTGTTTCCGCCTAAATATAAATTGATCGTCATTCGTTCGATCAAGTCTTTTCGTGTCATGAATGGATTTGGCTTTTCGATTAAAGCTGTCAAGGGATGATCTTGTATTTCCTCCCATGCTCCGTTACGTTTCTTTGTGTACGTTTGCCACGGGACGGATGCGCTTGCCTTTGCAATGGCGTTAATACATGCGTAAACGTATGTGCTGGACTTATAGCCATACTTGATCGCGTTTTCTGTCGTCCAGTCATTCCATACAGGCGTGTTATTTTTCCACGACGGTTGTAATTGTGAAAAAGTGTATTGTTTTTTAAACATCTGCTTCCATTTTTCAAACGCCATTTTCAATCATCCCCCCTGTGCATTCGCGAAATAAAATAAAGTGTTGCGCCTATTAAAACAATCCATACAAGTAAACTCATTTGTCTTTTTTCACTTCCTTAATGATTAACGCTGTCTGAATTGATCCGATAATCGTTGCTAAGATCGTCGCCTTATATAAAAGGCGATAACTGAACTTTCTGTACTGTTTGCGAGTTATGATCGGTGTTAAATCCTTTATGATCTTTTCAAGCTTTAAATATTGTTTTAAATATTTATAGAACTTTTCACAGTTCTTCATATGGCTCACTGGTGATCTTGAAAAGTTGTGAAAGTGTGATATCGCTTTTTGATCCTTTCGTTCTATTCCAAAAACGGTCAATGATTCGTAGGTTTCGACGGTGGCTTATGATTTCAACGGGAACGGCATTGTCGTACCCGTCACGGATTGAATAAACATGGTCGATCTCATAACCCTTCGGAACGTCGGGAAATACCTTAGAAGCAAGATAACGCGCTCTGTGGCTGTAGCTTTCAAAATCCATTCTGTATCGCTCCTTTATGCACGACCGATAAAGATGTCGTTCGGCTTTTGTAGTCGGTTTAAGGCTTGTGTCATGCAATCGACTTGATCGTCGTGAGCGCCATTTGGAAAGCTGGCGCATTCTTCGATAAAGTCATGAACCCACGGTGCAAGTGTAGGATCGGGAATAAATACGTTCCCCGCTTCGATTGTGGGCTGTACTGCATAGGCTCTTGCTACTTTTCCGCCTTGTGGCTCAACTGGAATTAATCCGCTTATTTCGTGCTTTAAGAAATCAATAATCGCTGAACCGTTTGCTTTGTCCTCGATCAATTTAGTGTGTGCTTTTGGATGTTTTGCATTCAGTGTTCGAATAGCTGTGACGGTGCTAGTAAATCCCATGCGTTCGCGAACTTGATCCAACAAATATTTATCTGCGCCTTTTCGCCCCCATACTTGCAAAACGCAAAAATCCGTGTCCGCCTTATCCTTGAATGTGGCGTCTACGGATATAATTTGTTCTTCGAACGTGGGCGCTTGCTTGTAGAATTGAAACCATGACCGTTTGATTATGTTTCCTTCCATCGCGGACGGTCTTTGTTGATATAAAGCATTCCACGACTGCGATCCGACCGATCGTTTCGTTTCATCGATCCACGCTTTATCAAAACCCTGTTCGCTCCATAATGGATCGCCTATGTTGCGCCCTAATGCGTCGTTTTCTTCTGCTTCTGCTGGAAGGCTTATGACCTCCCATTTATCCGCTTCTTCTTTGAGAATGCGCCCGCAAAGATCGTCTTCATGCCATCGTGTGTTAATGATAATAACCGCCCCGTCCGATGTGAGACGCGTTAACATTGAATTCCGATATTCGTCATAAATGCGATCTCTATAAACACTAGAATTCGCTTCCATTCTGTTTTTAAATAAATCATCTGCAATTAATAAATGCGCCCCGTGTCCCGTCAATGATCCGCCTAATCCGCTGAATAGTGCGCCCCCTGTATTTCCTGCGATCGAAAAGTTTGTCGTTTGATTATTGTCTTTCGCAAGTTCGACCCCGAAAATATCGCGTCCGAATTCTTCAAGCTTTGCTCTATTCTTTCGCCCGAATTGTCGTGAAAGGGTATCGCCATAACTTGTCGCGATCACGCGTCGTTTTGGATCGCGTCCTATAAACCAACTAGGAAACGTTTCTGACACTGTTTGGCTTTTCCCATGTCTAGGTGGCATAAAGATCATTAAACGCTTTAAAGACCCCTTCTCGATCCTCTCAAGTGCATTACAAATAAGCTGATGATGTTTGGCGACTTTATAATTACCGTGGTGGGTATATTCGCAATAAAAAGCATAGTCATTCTTCGCTAATAATTCCCATTGCCTTTTTACGGGTATTGTGTCCATAAAAAAACACGCTCCTTAATCAAGCGCGCTTTGTCTTCTGTATAGCTGTTTAAGAAGATCGGCACTTTCTTGATCGGTCGTGATCTTTTGTTCTATATACACTTCTTCACGGTTTACATTTTCATTCTTCATATTGGCGTCGATGTCGACTTTCTCTTTTCGACCCCAACGATTCGGAAAGCGTCGTTCTAATCTCCACGCGCTGGCTTTCCAATCTTCACGACTTGCCTTTTTAATATTTGCTAAGTCGTCCGCTTCACTTTGTGCCATCGCTTCTTTTACTGCGTAGCTAAATTCAACATAAATCTTTTCTTCGACCTTGCCTTTTAGTTTAGGATTCTTAAAAAGTCTTTCCTGTTCTCTCGCTCCACGTTTTAACCAGCGATAAAGACTATTCTTGTCAATTCCTACAACTGCGGACGCTGTTTCAATGTAATTACCTTCTCGAATTAACTCCGCAATTTGATCTATAAGTTCATAATTTAATTTTGTCGGTCGTCCTCTTTCAGTCATTTTTATTTGCTCCTTTTATGTC